TTAAATGATTTACTAAAAGATTCTGGAGCTAAAATAATAAATGAACCTACTTATAAAAAATTAATAGTAACTATTGACGAAGAAGGAAATGAAGTTTCTCAAGAAGAAAAAGAAGTTTCAGCAGACATAGATTTATCAACAAGTGCTATTACAAAAGAAACATTAATAGATTTATTAAGTTAAGGCTTTATGCCTTTCTTATATGCTCGTGTGGCGGAATCGGTAGACGCAACGGACTTTAAAAAGAATGAGGGTGATATGATGAATATTTATAAACAAAAAGATGGTAGACGATTTATTGTTTATAAAGGTTCTGATAATAAATATCATTCTAAATCTTATGCTAGATATTTAATGGAACAATATTTAGGTAGAGAATTAACTGATAGAGAAGAAGTACATCATAAAGACCACAATAAAACTAATGATGTAATTGAAAATTTAGAAGTTAAAGATAAAACTGTTCATAGAAAAGAACATTTTAAAAAGGTTTCAACAATAGAACATTGCTATATATGCAAAAAAGAAATCATTGTTGATAGTAGAAGAAGAGCAAATCATTATCGCTCAAAAAATAAAAATCCAGATAAATGGTTCTGCTCTAAACATTGTTCCGGAATATTTGGTCAAAAAGAGCAGCAGAATAGGAAACTTTCTGACTGAATGTCATCAAATTCGGGGAAACTCTCATTGAGACAATCCCGAGCCAAGCCTAATAAAATTAGGAAGGTGTAGAGACTAGACGGTGACAACCTAAGGATTTAATCTATGGTTAAGGGATAGTCCAGACTACAACATATATTAGTATATGGTTATGGCGACATAATGTGGTAAGAAAATCCGTTGGAGGTAACTCCGTGGAGGTTCAAGTCCTCTCACGAGCACCAATATATAGCTCCATAGCACAGTTGGCTAGTGCATTCGGTTCATACCCGAAAGGTCATTGGTTCGAGTCCAATTGGAGCTACCATTAAAATAATAAAAAGGGGGATAAATATGAATTTGAAAGAATTAAGAACAACACCAACTTGTGTTCTAATTAATCTTTTATCCGAAGCATATAAAAATGAAGAACAAGGATTAGTTAATATTTATGCCTATGAATTAACTACAAGAATATGGGTTCCTAATGAAGAAACTTCATTTACTGATATGCTAAAAGAATTTGGTTATAAAAGAATAGAGGAAAAATCAAATGGATTATCAAAATAAAGTTGTCTTTTTAGATATAGATGGAGTTGTTAATACTCTTATAATAGACACCAAACCTTTTGAAACAGATAGAGGTCAGATTTCACGAGATGGATTTTATTATAAATTAAATATGCCAGATGACGGAGAAGTCTCTAATAGACAAGCTGTAATGTGGCTAAATAAATTATGTAAAGAAACAAATGCAAAAATTGTTATAACATCAACTTGGAGATTTGGAAATGATGGTTTAGAAAAAACTAAAAAAGCACTTTATAATAGTGGTTTATTAAAAGAAATAGAAATAATAGGAGAAACTCCTAGAAAATATAATTATAATAATATTAGAGGATATGAAATAGAAGAATATTTAAATCAACATCCAGAAATAGATAATTATGTTATTATAGATGACGATTTAGATATGTTAACAAAACAAATGAACAATTTTGTCGTAACAGACACAAATATAGGAATGACATATAATACATATGTTCGTGCTAAAGAAATACTAAATGTTGGGTCAACCTGCGATAAAGATTAAGTTTTAAGAAGTCGACCTTAAAATACTGGTCTTTTCAAAAGCAAAAGAGAGCTTAAGTTATGGTTGTAAATCCGCCCGACACCCGATATGCCCTGTTGGTGAAGTGGCTAACACATCTGACTTTCTATCAGACATTCAAGGGTTCGAGTCCCTTACAGGGTACCAAAATAAAGAATTAGAAGGTGTTTTATGAATTTAATAGAAAAAGAAATTTATGCCGATAGAAAAGCTAGTGTTCATTGGTATTATAATCATAAAATAAGACATTGGTTTTATAAAAAATTGGCTAAATATTATCATAATAAATACCTTAAAAAGTGGTCGGATAGCTCAGTCGGTAGAGCACAAGACTGAAAATCTTGGTGTCGGTGGTTCAATCCCACCTCTGACCACCATTATGTGGGAATAGCTCAATTGGTAGAGTTCCAGCCTTCCAAGCTGGTTGTTGCGGGTTCAAGCCCCGTTTCCCACTCCAAATTGAATTATATAGGTTTAAACTGTGAAGCAGAAACGAAGGAGCAACTGCTAACCACAATGGCACAACGTGGATTAATAATCAGTTTTAGAAAACTATAGGTGCGTATAGAATGTTTGGTCGACCCTTTACTATACAAATGTTATCCTATTTTATATAGAGGAATGGTGAAATGGTTATCACGATGCTCTGATACGGCATTATTCAGGGTTCAAATCCCTGTTCCTCTACCATATTGCCAGGTGGTGAAGCGGTAACACAGTAGACTTTGACTCTACGATGCACTGGTTCGAATCCAGTCCTGGCAGCCATTTGAATAGAAGAGGTGTATTTATGAAAACAATATTCGTTGATTTAGATAATACTTTGGCTGCAAATGAAACTTGCCAAAATGTTGAATTTACAAAAGGTTTATATTTAAATAAAAAACCTATTCAAATTGTCATAGATGCTATTTGTAATTTGTATAAAAATGATAATATAATAATTATGAGTAGATACGTTGGTGGTGAAAATGGCAAACAAGAAAAAATAGAATGGATTAAAAAATATTTACCTGATAAAATAAAACAAAATTCTCCATTTTTAATAAAAGCAGAGGAATCTAAAACAAAATGTGATTACATTATAGGATATGCCTTTTTAAATAGATTAAGTCCTTCAGATTGTATTATAATTGATGATAATAAAAAGACTTTACAAGAGTGTGATAATCATAATATAACTTCTTTATATCCACAGCAAGTGATTTGTAAATATGAAGAAATAATGAGAGGTGAAAATGATGATAAAGTTAAATAGATATTTAAGAGAATTAGGGATAGATGAAAAGAATTTTTATTTTAGTAAGGGAGAAAATAATGACCCTAGATATGTTCCTGATGAAGATACTGGAATACCATCATCGCATACTTGGGCTATGGACGGGGCATTAGCTATGATAATATATACTTATTTAAGAACATTTAAAGATACTAAAAGATGTGCTTATCCAGCACGATTAACCGAAGAAAAATGGGAATCTATATTAGATGAAATGATAAAAGGATTTGCTTCAATTATAAAAGAAGAAGAGTCTCATAATGCTAGAAAAAGACAGAGAAAAGCTTTAATGTTATTTAAAAACTATTTTTATGATTTAGGATGGTAGGCACTAGGTAGGGCAGAAAGACCCCAACTGCCACGGCAGAGATGCTTAAGTGTAGGTTGTTTAAAAAAACTTCCGATGAGATGCTAGGATGGGGCATTAGCACCTAGTCTTAAAATATATTAATAAGGAGGAGATAAAAATGTTTACAATAAAAGTAATTGATAGAGAAACAGAAGAAACAGTTGTTTATACAAGAAATTTTAGAAAAAATGAAGAAAAGGCTACAAAATATTTTAGTTTACTAAAACAAGATGCTACATTACATAAAAATGACTACTATGATAGTGATGATGAATATAAATATTCTGATTTAAAATTTACTTTAAATAAAGATGATGAATTAATTTCTTATTTCACAGTAGGTAATAAATAAGATGAATAGAGAAATAGTTGTATTAAGAGATGCTCTTCAAAACATTATAGATATAGGATATGATTATGACGGTTATGAAAATTCCCTTAGTGGATGTAAATCATTAATAGATGAATTAGTATATATAGCAAATAATGCACTAAATAAGAAACAAAGCCCAACTTATTTAAAAAATGGAGATATAGTGAATGTATTTGATGAAGTTGTTGGAAATTATAATCCAGATGATTTAAGTTGTGAATTAAATTATTTTGATAAAAATAGAAAAGACTATTGACAACTAAACTGAAATATACTATAATTAAGGTGCAATTAAGAGATGAGCAGTATTAGTCTCTTCAATTGCATCTTTTAAAATTTCTTTTTTTAAACAAAAAGAAAATCTATCTGAAGAGCACCGCTCTTCTCTTTTTTTTTTATCAGATTCTCACCAGAAAATACTATTTTGCGATATTTTATGGAGAAAATATGGTATTTTTTGTAAAAAAAGTTGACAAATTTTAAATTTTGTAGTATTATGGTAATCAAGTCGCTTCTATAAATTAGTTGCAACGTAGGAGTGACAACATAATTATTTGTTTTCTGACTATAAGTATTGTCGTGGCTTATAGTCAATTTTTTTTGTATAAAAAAAAAGAGACTTACTCCTTTACTTTTGTAAAGTTTCAGTCTCTTCTAGTGCTTTTACTAATTCTTCTTTATGAAGATTATAGTAACCTTTAATTTTTTTCTTTTGTGCTATTTTTTTTAATTCTATAACACTCATATCATTATAATTATTGTTTTCTTGTGTTGTCGCTTTATTTACTTTTTTTGTTTTATCATCTTTAGTTATACATTCTATTACAGCTTCATCTATCTTTTTCATAAATTTATCTGCAGCTTCATCTATTATTTTTGATGTTTTTCTAATTTGTATATCTCTTCTTATAATTTCAATTAGATGATATAAAACAACTACAGTCATAAGACTTAACAACACAACTTCAATAATTAATACTATCTTTTCAGCACTCACTCTATCTCCTCCTCGTATTTAAATTATACATCACTATCTTTTTCTTTGTCAATATCTTTTGAGGAAATATTTTCTTCGGGTTCTCCTTCAATATCTTTATCTTCAATCTCTTTAACCCAAGTTAATGTTCTTATTGCAATTTTAGCCTCATTATTAATTCTTTCATAAGAATCAACATCGGATTTAATTGAATCAAACATTTGAGCACCATTTAAAGGTTCTTTTAAACTTTTTAATAATTCTATTGCAGATTTAAATTTTTCTTCTCTTTCATCTTCTTTATAAAAAGCTAATGCTGTAACTAGCATATTATCTGCTAAACTTTCATAATTATTATAAAAATTTTTCCAATGTTCTATTTCTTGATTTAATAAATCTTCTTTAATATTCATATTATCTCTCCTTATTTTCCTGTACTTCCTAAACCACCATTTCTTTCTTCTTCTGGGTTATCTCCACAAGTAAGAAATTTAGTGAATATTCCTTGTGCAATTTTATCTCCAATTGTTATTGTATAATCTTCATCTGTTGGATTATAAAATTTAATCCACATATGTCCTTCATTGTCTGGATTATTATAATAATCACTATCAATTACTCCAGTTGTATTAGAAAGTCTTATATTTGTTTTAAATCCCATTGAACTTCTAGGATATATCATTAATACCTCATCTGGTTGCATAAATACTTTTACTCCAGTTGGTATTTTTGCTGTTCCGTGTGCTGGAATTATTTCATTAATTGGACTAAAAAAGTCATATCCTGCACTTGTTTTAGAACCTCTTTTAGGTAATTGATGTTTTTTATAATCTACTTGGTGCATTTCTAAGATGTTATTAAAATCATCATCCCATTGTTTTTGACTAATTTGTTCAAAACCCCTTAATCTTTCTTCTGGTATATAAATATCTTGTGTCATTTATTTCACCTCTCTAATATATTTTCCATATTCCAATGCTATTTCGTGTTCTATTCTACAACCTCTTGCATTTTCCCAACCTGGCATAAAAACAACTGCATCAGCTTCAGACATTTTCTTTATAGATTCTCCTAAATAATAAACTGGGCTTAAACCTTCACTTATATCTAAGACAGTATCTATTACTTGATGTCCTTCAGATTCTAGTATTTGAATAAGATTTTCTCTTTCTTCTTTAATTTGTTTAGTTGATTTTCCCATCATAGGTTGACTTATCATTACTTTCATATTTATTTCTCCTTTCTTCCAATCTTTTTTACTAAACCTTTTGCCTTTGCTTCTTCATAAGGCATTGGAGTAAAACTATAATCATTTCCTTCTCCATCCCACATATAATATCTATTTTCAAAAGGTTTATATTCTATTCCTTTTAATTGGGGATTTTCTACTGGAGAGATAACTTTAAGTAAGTCATCTCCTCCAATATAATAATTTCTTTCTTCTATAAATTTCTTAATTTCCCAAGGGTACATATAATCATCCTCTTTCAATAATTATTTATACTCCTTTTTTACTTTTTTCTTCTCATATGTAATTTCTTTACTCCAAAAGTTTCTAATTCTGGAGTAATTTTATAAATGTTTCCTTTGTCATCAAAATCAACATCAACCCACCAACAAGATTTATCATTAGCAAGTCCTTTACTTCTACAATAAGGTGTTTGGTCTTCTAAACAACTTGTTTGAAAACAATGTGTTTGGTCTTGCTTCATATAAAATGATTGATGTATATGACCTGTTTGTAATATATCAGGTCTTTCTTCTAAAGGAATTGTATCTAAATATTTTTGTAATTTATATGATTTAGCATAAGCTCCTCCACCAGAACCGTGGAACAATCTTATTTTAAGTTTACCTATTTTCATATCAGCAACATCTGCTCCAAGATATTCAATGTCATCTCTTTGTTGGGCTATAGATTTTACTATTTCACTTCCTGCAGATTTATACCACCAGTCATCGTGATTACCTTGAATAACATAAGTTTTACCACTAAATTCAGGATATTTATCAACACAATATTGAACTTGTCCTTCATAAGATGGTTCTCTTAATTCATAAACTTGTTCAGGTCTATTGCTTCTTCCGTCTGTAAAGTCTCCAGAATGAAGAATATGTTTAACCCCTCTATCTTCAGCTTTATCATATAAATATCTAAGTATATCTAGTCTGTCATATTTTGATGCTAAATGAGTATCACTAATTAATAATAATTTGAGATGTTCTAAGTTGTATGGCAATTCATATACATCGTTATTTTTAGGAGGAGTTTTACGAACTATTATCTCTCCATTAACAAAGTCTATATTATAACCTTGTTCAGACATCAATGTAATCAAACCAGCAACTTCATAATCTTTTAATTCCAAATCTTTACAAATTTGTGTAAAAGATTTTTTCTTTCTTGCCATATAATAAATTTTATCGCATAATTCTTTTCTTTTGTTTTCTTCCATTTTTAACATCCCTTTCTATATTAAACTAGCACCTTATTTACCTTTTATTCTTTTTTTATTTATTTCTAAATAATAATGCTGTATATAGCAAGGTAGCCCCAAGCCACTGTAAAGAGACAGCCCATTCTTGTTTATTAACAATTAAATTAAGAATTAAACTACCTAATGCTCCAGTAACCATTAAAGCTGGAAATGCTATTTTCAGAATATTTACAATATTATTCATATAGAATTACCTCCCCCTGTTTTAAAGACTTTTGAACGTCTATAACTCTTTGATTTGATGAGCCTCTCCATTTTAAAGTTATATCTCTTAAATTCATTTTGAATTGTCCATCTATCAAAACATCAACTTGCTCAATTAAGTTATCGCATCTTATGCTCTCAAACTCAAAATTACCGCCCGTATAGAGCCAAATATGTTTTTCTGGATAAATTGCCCTAACTCGTCGTAAAAGTTGCGTCAGTGGCTCAATATTACGTTCTAAGAGAGGCTCTCCACCTAATATTGTTAATCTTTTAATATAATCGGGCTTAAGAAGCTCAATTATATAATTTTCAGTTTCTTGAGTCCAAATTTCACCTTTATCAAAATCCCAAGTTTCTGAGTTAAAACAACCAGGACAGCGATAAGGGCATCCTTGAGTATACAAAGATATCCCAAATCCTTCGCCATTAATTGCTTCACATTTATCTATTGAATTGTATCTCATTAGCATAACACCACCTATATCCTTTGTGTGTTTTTAATTTATGCTTACAACATTTAATAATGGTAGAAGAATCAAATCCTAACTCTCTTTTTATTTGTGCGGCACTATCCCATTCTTTTATTATATTGTTATTCAAATCTTTTTGCAATATTTTAACAGCACCACCTTGTCTACTTTTATACTTAGTTATGATTTTATTATCATCAATTCTTTTAAATTGAAATCCTTTTGCTGATAATCTTTTTCCATCAAGAATTTGATAAATATACCCCCTATGAACACCTACTTTTTCTGCTGTAATTGTAGCATTATCATATGTTGTAATATAATTACCTTCTAAATCATATACTTCAATTGGGGTTCCTAAATGCCTATGGTCTTCATCTCCACCAATAGTTGCATTATATCCATTTTTATACGATTCATAATAATCTATCCAATATATTTCTTTTTCATTTAATTTGTTTTTATCACATATTTCAATAATTTCAAAATTAAAATTATCTTTTCCATATTTAGCTAAAGCCAAATGTATGGGACTATTATGGTCTTTGTTTTCTAAATGGAGAGAAGAAAAGATATGTTCCCTCCATCTTTTTTTTATATCAACGCTTTGTCCTATATAAACTTTTCCGTTTAATTTATTGGTAATTTTATATATTCCACATTTCATAATTATCTCTTCCAAACACTTGAAGGCAATGATTTTGAATGTTTATATCTATCTTCTACTTCTTTTTGCTTTCCATAATTAAATGCTGTTTTATAATCTCCGGTTAAATATCCTGTCACACGTCTCAATTGTTGTATATGTTCACTATGACACATAGGACATCTATCATTAAATTCATCTGTATATCCACAATCTAAACAAGTGTCAGAAGGAATATTTAAAGCAAAGTAAGGTATATCTTTATCCATAGCATAATTAACTAATTCTTCAAGTGCTTCTAAGTTATTTTGAACACCGCTATCTAATTCTACATAAGTAATACACCCAGCATTGCTATATCCTGTTAATTGGCTCTCAATATCAATTTTTTCAAATGGAGACATTTTAACCCAAACAGGAACGTGAATTGAATTAGTAAAATATTCTCTATCAGAAACATTTTCTATTTCTCCATATTGAGCTTTAAATTTTTTCATTGCCGTATAACATAAATTTTCTGCAGGAGTATAATAAACACCTATATTTAATTTATATTCTTTTTTAAATTCAGCACATCTATCTTTAAATAATTGTTCAATCTTTTTAGCAAGTTCCATACCTTCATCAGTTGTATGGTCTTTACCTATTAATATTTGTAATGTTTCAGCTAGTCCTATTTGTCCTAAAGCTAAAGTCCCGTGTTTCATTGCACTCTCAACAGTTTTTCCATCATATCCTAACATCAAACCATTTTCATACATAAATTTAGCAGATTCTGGACTTTGAGAACAAATATAATTATATCTTTCGATAAGCATATCTTTAGCTTCTCCAATTTTTTTATCTAACAATTCCATAAATTTATCAACATCTCTATCTGCTTCCATAGCTAATGTAGGCATTATAATTGTAACAGGACATATATTACCACGTCCATCTTTAGTTTGTGCATTAGTTCCTTCATCCGCATTAATATCTAATCCATTGTAAGTTCTACACATTTTATCTTATGTCGCCATAAGCACTGACTATATCTTCTATCTTCCGATAGCCTTCCGCTTCGAACTGGTGCTTATCTCCAGTCCTACTCCCTTACATTCATCAGGGATAGTCGATACACTTTATTCATCACAATATTCAAATATATATTTATTTTTATAAGGCTTCTTAACTGTGCCATTTAATCTTTCTGTAATTGAAGTTTTTCCACCTTTAATTCCTAAATCTCTAGCACATCCTATAATACTATCAAAATATTCTATAGAACCATCTATTATATTAATTCTTTTAATTTTTTTAGCCATAGGATTAAGACCTTCTATCTTAGTTTCACTAATTTTACTTTTTATTTTTTTCATTTCTTCTTCATTTTTATTTTTATAAGTATTGCCGCCACATTTATTTAAAGCATCAGTTTCATTGTAACCATATTTTTCATTTGTTGCTTTATAATATTTAATCCAATATATTTCTTTTTGATTTAATTCATCTTGATTACTTGCTTTATCAATTGCTTTAATATAGAAATTTTCTTTTCCATATTTTCTAATTGCTCTAGCAAAATGAGTATCTAACTTATTATTTATTGCATCATTTATATGCCTTTTAAATCTTTGATTTATTGGTCTAATTGATTGACCTATATAAACTTTATTATTTTGAATATTTGTTATTTTATATATCCACATATAGAAACTCCCTTTCTATATTGTGATGAATCTTAGCACGGTCTCAACTCATAGAGTCCTAACCGTTAGCAGCTTTTGCCACACCCGTTAAGCACGGTTCAAAAGGTTTTAGATGAGCTGTAGTTTACGCTTACCCATCGTTGAAACAAATGTTTTTGGGTCATTTCTATCATAACCAACATTAACTGACCAATCAACATTTACATAATTAGGATATAATCTTTTTGAAGTTGATTTCAATGCCAACTGGAATAAATCATAGTTTGGGTCTCCAGGTTTTCTATTGACTCCGTTCATACATTGAAATATACCACAAGGGAATATAGGAGTCTTTCTTACTTTACCAACTCCTTCAATAGAACCCTCTAATAATGCTTTAATAACCATTCTACCCTCTGGTAAAGTACAAGTACCATAATTTATACTTGTAAATGGTAATTGATTGCCAGAACGGCTTTGAAGAGTGTTCAAATTATGATACATACCTTGAACAGCTTGCATTAATTCTTTTTCTGTTTTAGACATTGCATATTTATAAACTTTTGGAAATTGTTTATAAAAATCATCTTCTATAGATAGTTCATCTGATTCTTGTCTTAAATCACTTTCTTCAATAAATTCCATCCCTTCATTAAAATGTTTTCTGAATGATATTCTAACATAAGGAACCATAGTCCAGTCTAAATGACTAGCACTTACTCCTCCAAATTGTTGAAGTGATTGTAATTGGAATAATACAGCAACTAATTGAAATGCTGTATTAATAGAACGAGCAGGACGAACATCTGTTTGTCTTGTATTAAATCCCTCTTTTAACAATTTATCAAAAGGAATTGTCAAACAATTGTGCATACCTACTGCATAACTATCTAAATCGTGTATATATATTTCATTATTTAAATGATTCTCTCTTGACATATCAGATAAAATATAATCAAGAGCAAACTTTTTCATAAGGGAATTTTTTGCTTCTCCCATTCTTCCACCAAATGAATATTCATCAACATTTGCATTTTGGTTTTGAACATTAGAAGCTTCTAATTTTTCCGAAATATCTTTCATAAATTGAGAATTTCTTTCTCTAACTTTTGTTCTTTCATATCTATAAGTAATAAAATTTTTTGCTATATCTTTTCTATTACTAGCCATTAATTTTTCTTCAACGATGTCTTGAATCTGTTCAACAGACATATCTTCTTCAAAAGCACTTATATAATTGGCTATTTCTAAAGCCTTCTGATGAGCCTTTTCAGATATTTCTTTTTCTACATCCTCGAAAGAAAGTTCTACAGCCCTAACTATCTTTTCTTTATTAAATAATTCTTTTCTTCCGTCTCTTTTAATAACTTTTTCCATTTTATATTCCCCTTTCTTTAAATTTTAAACATATTCTACATTACATTTTAAAAATTTAAGAACGTGAAATAACATATCATAACCAAATGCTGAAAATGTATATAAAGATTCACACTCTTCATTTTGAACATCTACAACAAATACATCATCATTATCAACTAAAATCTGATATTTGTCTGGGTTATTAATACATCTTTCTAACCATTCTTCATCTTCTTTCTTCCACATCATCTAATATCTCCTCGCTTTCTATTACCAAAACATTAACCTTTTTTGAATAAGCGGTTGTTGCATCTATTGCAATTACCTTTCCATCTTTTCTTTTTAAAATAGAGAAATCTTCTACATCATCTTTTTTTAAACCATATTTATTTCTTAAATGGTCTGTTCCAAAATGCCCTATTACAACACTTTTGTCTGTGTTTTTTATATTACTTCCAAAGAAAGTTCCATCATCCCAAGTTAAAGCATCCCAGTCATTATACCCATATCTAAAACAATGAGGATTATGCCAGTCTTCAACTTTAGTATCTATTGCCCCGTGAGTAAAAATATAATTTTCTGTTTCATAATAATAAGGTTGGCTTTTTAACCAAGGCAATAATTCCGGAAATTCTTCGTTTATTTGTTTCTTTGCAATATCTAACCATCTAACAAAATCTCCAACCGTTGGCTGTTCTATATTCTGTTCTATTAAACACCAACTCTCAAAAGGTCTTGTTTCGTGTAGAAATTCTGCAAAAGTTTCACTTTCCCCATTTCTAAAATAGTTAAAAGGGTCTAATACAGTTCCTTCTAAATAATCAATAAGCATAAGGTCGTGATTTCCCATTATAGTAATTGCTTTTCCTTCATCGGTTAATCTTTTTAAATAATCATACACTTGTAAAGATTGAGAACCTCTATCAAAATGGTCTCCCAATACTAACAATAAATTATTTTTATCATTTTCATCATAACCAGCTTCATTTAAAGCTTCTACCAATTGGTCATAATGCCCGTGAATATCTGATACGGCAAATATCTTTTTCTTCATAATAATCTCCTTCTTTATTTGTTCTATGATATTATATTTTACAAGCTCATATATAATGTTTTTTAATTTATTATAAGTATCTGAATCAAATTCAAAATCTTTATATTTTTCTATAATTTGTTCTTTAATTTGTCTTGTATCTTCGTCATACTCAACAGCCATTCTGCGAGCCATTTCCAAGCCATATTTGCTTTTCTTAACATTTATTAAGAAATTTCTAAATCTTTCTTGACCTGATATATCTAATGCTTCTCCAAAAGGTATATCATTAAGAAAAACTTCAGTAATTAATCTATTTAATCTTATAATATGATGTAATTGTTTACTGTCATATCCATATTTTTCAATCTTATCAATTAAACTAGGATAAGGATGTTCCATAGCGATAACTTTTTCTTTACTCATACCACTCATACATTTAGCAAGCTGAGGATAATTCATTTTAACTATATCATCGCCCATATTTAATATTTCATTAATATAAGTTTCAAACTCCGGATTTATATATTTATATTTGGTAAATAATATTTCTAAATATGCAGGATTAGATTTTGTCCACATATCCATCATAACTCTTATATCCTTAACATCAATTTGTTCTCCTTCAAAATCATATTTAGTAGATTTCATTTTATTTCCTTTAATAAGGTCATCTAAAGTTGGAAGAACAATTGCTTTTGTATCAATATCACTTTTATAATCGTTATCTTGATTATATAACCCATAGTTCATAGAACCTTGTGCAAAAATAGCAATAACATTTAGCTCTAAAGATTTCAAATATTCATAATGTTCTCTTACTCTATTCATTATATAATTATCGTACATAATTTTCACCTCTTTTTATATTTCATATAACACTTACCACAAACCCCTTCATATTTAACATCCGATTCTCCATCTATTAAAACTTGATTGCCTTCAAAAACAGCCACACCATTTAATGTTCTTAAATTTTGAGTTGCCTTTTGTCCACACTTACAGATTGTTTTTAATTCTTTAATGTCATCTGCTATTTCAAGTAATCTCGTAGAGCCAGGGAATCCTTTCATTTGAAAATCGCATCTTAATCCATAACACAATACTGGAATGTCATACTCTTTTGTAATAAAATATAATTCATCAACTTGTTTAGGAGTTAAAAATTGAGCTTCATCAACAATAATAGCATTTGGTTTTTCTGGTTTCATACATTCCATTACTGTTTTATCACTATCTAAAAGAATATCTACTTCTCTCTCTACTCCTAATCTACTGACAACCTTATTCAAACCTTTAGTATCGGTCTTTGGTTTAATTAATACAATTTTCATTTCTTTTTCTTCATAATTATGTGCCACTTGTAATAAAGCCGTCGTTTTACCACTATTCATAGCACCATAATGGAAATATAACTTACTCATCTTCTAATTGCTCCTCAACATAATCCAATAATTTTGATATTGCTATATTTTCTACATAGTTTTTTAAAAAGTCTGCTTGAAATTCCTCTTTTAAATTCCAATAATCACACCCATAAGCTTTGAACAATATATCTTTATGTTTATATAGTTTAATATTGTCGGCAAATTCTTTTTTGTCTAGTTTATACAGTTTTTCTCCATCTGACAGTAAACTCTTTAAATGAGTGATAAATAAACTTAAACCTCTTCTAATTCTGTCAAATTGTTCTTTATATTCAGGAAAATATGCAATAACATCATCATCTTGTTCATCCATAATTAATTTTAAAATCTTCTTATTACTAAATACTCCTTCTCCTCTAATAAAAAATAAATTTGTATATATTGCTGATTTTAATTTAATTCTATTAAAATTTTTATCACATAAAACAAATCCTTCAAAATTTTCATCGTCATCAGTTAATTGATTTACTGCATTTTGAATTTCTTCGATATTGTTGCACATATATGATTTTGGCACAGATATTTTATCTCCAAATAATTGTTCTGCTATTATAGATAAATAGCCTCTATCAAATTCTTCTAGTGTAATGTTATTTCTTATCGCTAACAAATATAACTTTGTTTCTTTATAAGGAACTACTAATTTTGTAAAAGGACTTACTAATTCAAACATATAAGTACAGTCTTTACTTAGCATATCAAAAAAATTATCATCCCACGCCAAATTAAATACATCCCTATAAGATTTATATTCTCCAGTATCTATTGGTGCATCTTCCGCATCTATATTACCCGATGTTGAAATATGCCATCCCGTATGATTATCGTACCAAACGCCAATTAGACTTCCATCTATCTTTTCAGACGCTTCACAAGGGAACTCTAATACTGCAGCCTCCTCTTGACCATAATTAAAAAATTTTGTAAATCTCATAGATGCTACTTTATATTGTGGAATAGAAGGATTACTTGTTAATTCAAAAAAATCTTTTTTTAATATTAATCCTCTGCATTCTTGCACAATAGGATTAGACATATCGCTTTTAGGTTCAATTGAACTATACTTTAATAATACAAAATCACCCTTTTGTTTTATAATTATATTATAAGGAGAAGAAGATAAAATCTCCTCCCAATTACGATTTTGATTTATTAGTTTTAGAACTTCTAGTTCCTTTCTTTGTTCCCTTTCCACTTTTTTCTTTCTCCTTCTTTTCTTTATTTTCACGCTTTTTTATAGCCTCTTTAAGTCTTTTGATAAATTCTTCTTTCTTTTTATCTTTTACTTCTTTAGACTCATTCTCAACTCCTAAATAATCAATTTTCATTATTTGTTTCCTCCTCTATTGTCGTTTCATTATAGGCACTGCACCACCACTCTTTATCATTGGTTCTCTGCCAACCTCCATTAACATAGGCTTGTTTATATCTTTCTTCAAATCTTGAAGCACGAATTATCATTCCTACCTTTAATGGTTGTTTTTTAAATAAAGCTTTATTTACTTTACATAAAACAGTTTTGCCGTTTCTTAAACAATATAAAGTTACTTTTGGAGTATATTTAGTATCTATATCTAATACATAACAAACTCTTTTATCAACATCATAAGTCATATTAATATAACCCAATGCGTCGTTTTCAAACTCTACTTGTTCTTTTATTCCAAATGATTCGTTTGGGGTATTATGCTCTATTAATTTAAGTATATCACATATATTTTCAAATTTATATTGTTTTTCTGTTTGAGTTACTCCATCTTGTTCAAAAATATAGGAAGGAAGATTTAACTCTTTAGCTTTGTCTTTAGATAAAACTTTTCTTCCATATAAAACTTTAAAATAATTATATATAGTTAAAAGTTTTTTATTATTCCCAAATTCTTGAAAATATTGAGACTTAATTAATATATCTATTTGTCGTGAATTAACATAAGACCTATTGTTTTCATCTTTGGCATCTGTTATTTCTGCTAATAAATCTACAAAAGTATCATATTTATTTTCTCTCAAACTATACAAATATAAAGAACAATCTTTGTTTAAAAATTTTATAGCTTCAGTGCCTTTATATATCTTGTTGTTTTCCTTATCCATAAAATATTTATCAATAGAATATCTAAAACTTGGTTTTTCTAAGGATATGCCATAACTTTTTAATTCCTTAGTTAATTTACCTGTTCTAGTAGCATCATTACTATAATAATTTAATGCAACAGTATAATATTCTAATGGATAATGAGATTTTAAATAAGCCCCATAAAGACTATCATAAGCATAAGATAATGAATGTGATGCGTTAAAAGAATATTTTGCTGCATCTTCAACAACTTGCCAAGTTTCTTCAAAACCTTTCTCTTCTCCAACTTGTTTGTGCCATCCTTCTAAAAGTTGTTCTTTTAAAGCTTTTAATTCTGGTTCTTTAAATTTCTTTTTAGCAATTTTTTTGATAACGTCATAAGATTGAGGTTCCGAGATTCCTAACCAAATTAAATATTTCATTATTGATTCTTGATATATTAATCTATGTTCACTGTCTTCTAATATATTATCAAGTGCTTTAACTCCAGTTGTATAAGGTTTTCTTTCTATAAAATCATCAAGTAAACTTGCACAACCAGGTCTAATAATGGCAACAAAAGAAGACATTTCCGCTAAAGATTTTGGCTTATATCTCATAACCAAACCAGTTGCATAATCAGAATCTGCTTGATTTATAGAGCAGGTTAACCCTTTTCTGTAAACATCAAATGTTTTATCATCTAAAAGATTATCTAATTCATTAATAGTAGGAATAGGTATTTCAGCTAATTTACAAACGTCTCTAATAATAGCCCATACGGTAACAGTTAAATAATCATTTTTAAGATATTTATATTTGTCGCAATTATAACCATCTAATAAACAACATATTTTACCATTCGGAGTTTTTATCATCCCTATTTCACTACGAACATCTTTATCATAAAGAACCATAGAGCAAGGAGATTCTGCCACTCCCTCAACAACTCCTATGAATCTTCTACTTTCTTCTATTATATCTTTCCATTTTGGGTCTTCCCTATATTTATCTAAATCCTTTGCTATTTCATTAACAGTATCATAATCAATGTCTAAAGCCTTGCAATAAAGTCTAAAACCTGAAGATTCTTGTAATGGTTTCCAACTAATCATCCAGCCGCAATTATTTTCCCCAAGCAAATCTTTACTCGCTTGAATAAAAGGCTCTGCATCAGCCGTATTTAAATCTATATCTGGTAATGAACGAGCTCCTAAAATTCTCTCAATAGACATAAATCTAGTAGGGAATAACGTAATAGGAGATTCCAATCTATCTATATTAGTAAGATGTAATAGTCGTGTAACATAGAAAGATGGAGCACTTCCTCTTCCTGTATTAGTTAATACACCATTATATTTTTCTTTGGCTATCTTAGCAATATTATAATCAATTAAAAAATAATTAGCCATATTTGTTTTCTCTATAATATCAACTTCATATCGAATTGCATCAAGATATTCTTTCCATTTTTCTTTTGGAATTCTTTCTCTGTCCTGAGTCCAAGATTCATTTATAATTCTTTTTAATTCCTCGTTAGGATTTTCAGAAACAGAAGGCAATTTTATTTCATCATTTATATAATCACTACAATCAACTTCTTGAAAAACATTTGTGCTTTGAAGTGCTTCATTGATTTGATTTTTATTTAAAATTCCTTGTATTTCATATCTTTTTACAATTTCATCATAATCTGGATAATCTAATATAAAATTAGCCTCTTGTTCATAAACAATACCTTTAGCTTTTAAAAATAAATCTCTATATTTTGCGTCTTCTGGATAAATATAGTGACTATCATTTGCGTGTATAATTCTTATATTATATTTTTGAGATAATCTTATGACCGTCTTATTAACTTCTTTTTGAATTTCTTCATTATGGTCTTGTACTTCTAAAAATAAATGACCTCCAAAATAATTTTTCATTTTAACTATTAGTTCTTCATCGTTCCATAAACCAGCAACACAAGCAGTCGTTATTATTACGTTATTAGGATTTAAAGAAAATAATAATTCTTCATCTATACGTGGTCTATAATACATTCCGGTTGTAAAAGATTCTGATATTACTCTATTTAAATCTCTAATTCCGTCGTGATTTAAAGCTATTATTATTATATGTCTATTACTACGGTCTTTTTCAAATCTGTCTTTAACATAATATAATTCAGCACCAACAATCATTTTAAGATTATATTGATGTGCTAAAGTTGTTGCCTGAAATATATCTCCCTGCAAACCGTGACAAGTGGTGAAAAATGCGTCGTGTCCTAATTCTATAGCTCTTTTACAATAATCTTCCATACTGACAATAACATCCATAGAAATAGGATTTCCATACATATTATGACAGTGATAATTGTAATATTTCATTCCTTATCACCCTCTCCTATCTTATATATAGATAGTATCACAAAATATAAAAAAAGTCAAGTGTAATTGACTTTTTATCTTCTTTTTTTGTTTCTTTTTTCATCTTCAAAAAGAACTGTATTTGCTTTAAATTTTTCAAGCATTTCTTCTAAATCATTTTTAGGTGTTTCTTCTTGAGAAGTGTTTTGATTTTCTCTCTCTGCTTTTCTTCTATCTCTACATTCTTTACATCTAACTGGTTCTGCAAAACCTTTTTCTTCATAAAAATTTTGTTCACCAACAGTAAGTGTAAATTCTTTTCCGCAATCTCTGCAAATTATTTTCTTTTCTTGTTTTTCACTCATAAATTATTTTTCTTTTCCTTTCTTATTCTTTTCTTCCTCACTTTGAGCAGCTTTTTCTTGCTCTTCTTGTAGTTTCTTATTAAATTCTGCTATTTGTCCTTCAGATATAGCAACTATCTTTTCAGATAATCCTTTAATATCCTTTTGATAATAATCTAATCCAACAAGAATTTTATTAACTTCCTCCACAGATAATGTTAAAACTAAATTTGGTTCCATATTTTTTCTCCTTTTCTTCTTTATTTTATTTGTAGATTTTTATTTTCTACTAATTCAATTCCAGGGATTTCTTCACCTTGCTTTAAAGCGTCCCCTAATTCTTTTTTAGCAATTTCTGGCTCTTTATATTTGAAATATTTTTGTTTATTTTCGTCACTAGAATTTATCCATTCTTTTAATTTATCTTCATCAAATATATTTGTAGCCTTACTTTTCCTATATGATAATTTTTTATCTCCAATTTCTAATGGCTTATCGTCTTTACCATTTGCTTTCATCAAAGCATCTATATATTCTTTAATTCTATCAGCTTTCTTTTCAAATGATTTAGCTCTATCAGCAATATCTTTACTTCTAATTTTAAGAGCATCTCCTTTTGATACATACATTTGATAAATACCAGCCAATGATTCTAATTTGTTATCTAGTGCTTCTTGTAACGCTTCTAAATCATCAGTTGTAAAAAATACCTCTCCAGTTTCTTCATCAAAAGTAAAACCATTTTCTACTATTTCTGCTATTTGTTGAGATATTCCCCAACCACTTAATTCATTAATATCCATTATACAAGCACCTTCTTTTCTTTTGGCTTTCTATATGTTCCTTTTTCTGCACTATTCCAAAATACATTTGGATAATGTTTTCTATTAAACATATATAATTTACTTTCTAATTGTCTGACCTTCCAATCTATGCCATCATTTTTAGCTTTTTCAAGGTCATCCATAATTTGTTTTCTTTTTAACAATCTTTTTTGAACAATATTATTTTCAAACATATATTTCTTTTCTCCTTGCTTCCAATATTTTTTTAGCTTCATTGTCTAAATTTTCACATTCATATAACACAAAATCATCATTAGCCTCATTCATCCAAATTAACCATTTTTTATTATATATTTTTAATTTAGTTTCATATTCTAAAATAAATTTATATATAGCCAACTGTAAGCAATAATGATAATAATTACAATCAGGAATATAATTTAGAGGATAAAGCATTTTTTTATCTTTATAAGATTCAAATTCTATTTTTTTATTGGTTTTATAATCTATAATAATTATTGCATCTAACTTTTTTGAATAAGCTAAGAAATCTATTGCTCCAGCTATATCATAATCTCTACTTCCGACAATTTGTTCTAACCCAATTGGGATAAGTCTATCTTTGAATTTCTTATAAAAACTCTCACATATTTTTTTTAACTTATCCCATACAGGTGCAATAACATCATAACCAAATTCATCAATTACAGCTTCTTTGTTATAGTCATATAATTCTCCACCACGCCATAAAAATTCATTATATGCGTGAGTATGAGTTCCTTTACAACAAGCAAAATCCCTATCAAAATGCCACATAGCAATTAAATCTTCTTTTGGAATACCATCTTTCTTTGATTTAAATGTGGCAACTCTATCTTCATCAAATTCTTGTTCGTATTGACCAACAAGAGTCGTAACAGAAATACCTACTTTAGTTTCAGAACCATCATCTTCTATATAAGTATATATATGAGGCTCTTCATAGAATTTATACCTATTAAATTTTTCTAACTCTTTTTTTATATTTTTAATCTTCGTCTCTATCATTTAAAGGATTATCCTCCTCCCCAGGAATTTCGTGTGGATTCGGGTCATCTGTTCTTAAAGGTGAAATATTATCATCCCATTTATATCTATGCCAAATTTCTGCTGGAGTTCTATAAAATCTATAAGACGGATAATCAAAGAAAACATCTACTTTTGGAACTAATCCAGTAATACGATTCTTTAATACTTCAATTACACTTTCTTGACTATTACATTTACCAATATCTGAAAATATTCTTAAATATTTAGCATTAAGTATTTTAGCAATTTTTAAATACTCATTAAATAATTCATAATTGTTTTTATAATTAAAAGCATTTTTTTA